GGACAAGATTGGGCCCTACTTAGAGTTAGAGATAAAGAGAACAAGGCTGACTGGGTAGCAAATATGTTTCAACTAAAAGAGTTAGAAAACATTCATATCTTTGATAAAGTATATGCTGTTGGAGCGTCATTAGGACATCCGCCAGTAGCGTCTGATGGACACATTTCTTATATGGATGACGAGATAGACCATTACAAATATTGGATGTCTTCAGCACCTACTATCTTTGGTAATTCAGGCGGTGCAGTATATCGTTGGAATGATGATGGTAAACAATATGAATATATTGGAATACCCTCACGAATTTCAATTCAACCAATGGGATTCTCAGCTGATGCTATAACCCACATGGGATACTTTATTCCTATTGATAGAATTTATAACCTGTTAGAAGAAAATGATTATCAGTTTATTTATGATGATAAAGTATCTATTGAAGATTGTGAAAAAGCTCGTAAAGAAAAACAAGCTCCTGAAAAGGACGATGAAGAATAAGGTAGATTGGAAAAGTATAAATTGGCTAAACCTTTACATGAGCGTGGTTGAGGAGAATAAAATATTACGAAGACAGATAGAGGTATTGGAAGCTATTTTAAAAAAACAATTACCTATAGTCGAAGCTAACATAATAGAGAGGAAAAAGTAGCAAGGGAGAGGTAACGGAGATAAACTAGGTGGTACAAAACTATAATGGTTTTACTATATCTCGATTGAAAAGTATAAAGAATATTGAGAAGTAATCGAATATCCAGGTGACATATCTTAGTTGATAATTAAATAAAAAGAAGCCTCCGAGAGAGCTTTAGTCCTCTAAATACTTATAAGGGAATATGGCAACTAATAAAGAAATTCTAAAAGAACTACAGCTTATAAATGATAACCTTCCGAATGGTGAATTGGCATTAATACAAGTAGATATAGCCTCATTAAAAGAAGACCAAAAAGCTGTAAGAGAAGGCATGCGTGAACTAAAAAAACAAATGCTAGACCCGGATAATGGAGTAATCGCTAGGGTTAATAGAAATAGTGATTTTAGAGAGGACGCTAAAATTAAATTAGAAGACATCGGAGACGTAACCTCAGAGGTTATGTCTATAAAATTATGGCGCCACGCCGTAAATAAGGCACTATGGATAATGTTCGCCTCAGTTATAGGACTAGTTCTTAAGGCCTTATTTATTACCTAATGTACCTATTTTCTCAAATATTTATCAGTCAGACAAAATTATCTAAAAAATTTAAAGATAGTTCTTTTGTTACAACTCTTTTTGCGGCTATATTACTACCTATGACAAGTTACTCTATTGCGCTGTTTGCCGTTAGTGGAATACTTTGTTTTTTTGGAGTAGTATTAGAGAGATTTAAAAATTAAACTAGATATTAATACATACTTTATAAAATAAGTAAGTAATACCCCATGAGGAGAGATGAAGTTACAACCTAATAAACATTTTATTAGCAGTTCTAGTGATGAATACTTTATGGAAAAGTTTCATGAAAACTTTATATGGAACTCTTCCTGTATCCCTACTAGCTTTGATATTTTAAATTCCCTAAATAATATAGATACTTTTGAACTCTCTGTTCAATGGTTTATTAATATATTAGATCTCCACAACATTAATCAAATTATAGTATATAATAAAAATTCATATATTTTATTAGGTGGAATTTTATATGAAAGTCATCATTCATTATCGATAGGACTATTAGAGGAATCCAAATTACAAGGTAATATAGATTTAAATGAACCCGCTCTAGTCATAGATTTATTAATAGATCAGGGAGATGATGCCTGTGCTGCTATCCTAACATTAAAAGAATTAGGTTTGAAAACTATTTATGCTGCTTTTTTAGTATCTATAAAAGAAAAAAATAATGGAATAATTAATTTAAATAAAAGGGGTATTAAAACAATCGATACCGCAATGGAGGTAATATTATGATATGTGAATATATATGGTTAGATGGAAATGAATTTCCACAAATAAGATCAAAAGTAAAAATAGTAGATGAAGCGGGGAAGCCTCCTATATGGGGGTTTGATGGTTCATCTACTATGCAGGCAGAAGGCCATTTTTCAGATTGTATTTTAAATCCTGTTACTACTTATGATAGCCCATTCGAAGGATCAGACACTTTAGTATTTTGTGAAGTATTAAATACAGATATGCTACCTCATTCAACTAATCATAGAAAGAAGTTGGTTGAATTAGTGACTAAATATAGAAAGAAAGAAATACTAGTAGGAATGGAACAGGAATATACATTAATGAGAGATGGAGTTCCCTTTGCTTTTTTAGACGGAGAACTAAAGGAACAAGGCGCCTATTACTGCGGTAACGGCAGTAAGAATATTTATGGTAGAGAAATAGCTGAAGCACACTTATTGGCCTGTCTTGCTTCTAAAGTATGTATAGTAGGAACTAATGCTGAAGTGATGCCGGGACAATGGGAATATCAAGTAGGTGCTAAAAATCCAGTAACTGTAGCAGATGATTTATGGGTAGCTAGATTTATTCTAGAAAGAATAGCAGAAGAGTACGAACTCGATATTAGCTTAGATCCAAAACCTAAAGCAGGAGATTGGAATGGAGCAGGATGCCATACTAACTTTTCTACAAAAGATACGAGAAGTACTAATGGTTTGAAATATATAACAGAGGCTATTGATAAATTAAGTAAGAAGCATAAAGAGCATATTGAAGTATATGGTAAAGATAATGCTAAAAGGTTAACGGGTTTACATGAAACATGTAGTATTAATGAATTTAGAAGCGGCGTTTCGGATAGAGGCGCTTCTGTACGGATTCCCTGGGCAGTGCAGGAGGCTGGATGTGGTTATTTTGAAGATAGACGACCCTCTGCTAACTGTGACCCTTATTTAGTACTCTATAAGATGGTGGAGACAATTTGTGAATGAACTAATAGAAAGAGCAAAAACCAAACACTTAGAAGCAACACATGGAGCAAATGATGGATGGATGTGTAAGGGGCTTCTGGAGGAGTTAATAGAGTTAAAAGAATATTTAGATAATCTAAAACTGGAGAAAGAACTTGAAAGATATACAAGCATATAATGATGTAATAAAGAAGATGAGATTCTTCTTTCAAGAAGCAAAAGGGTTTATTGAAGTCCCTGCACAAAGTAGACAGAGTATCCTTGCAGCATGCGAAGATCCTGCAACCATATCTCAGTACATATTTAGTGGCGTTAATTGGCCCCTTCCGCAAACAGGTCAAATGTGGCTCGAAGAGGAACTCTTAAATAATCCAGATATACCTGGAGTTTTTTGTATTACAACCTCTTATAGGAATGAACCAAATCCAATAGAAGGAAGACATGATAAAATCTTTCCAATGTTTGAGTTTGAATCACACGGTACTATGGAAGATATGATTAAATTGGAAGAAGAACTATTAATGAGTTTGGGGTTCCAAGATAAGGTCTCCCATACTACATACGAAGAAATGTCAGAGAAATATGATACTGACTTATTAGAAGCAGAGCACGAAGAACGAATGTGGAATGAAGATGGAAATATTGTATTTCTGCAAGATTTCCCAGAACGTACTCATCCCTTTTGGAATATGAAGCACGGTGGCGGGGGTATTTATAATAAAGTAGATGTTATTATGCACGGGATGGAAACAATAGGTTCAGCAGAGCGTAGTTGTAATATCGATGAAATGTGGGATAGTTTCCATACTATTTCAGATGGAGAATATGCTAATTTATTATTTAATCATTTCGGAAAGAAGAGAGTAGAGGATGAATTAGAAGAATATTTAAAACATGAAATGTTTCCTAGATTTGGAGCCGGAATAGGCGTAACGAGAATGGCTAGAGCCTTTAAGCATAGTCACTTATTAAACGATAAGTCTTACTCTCTGTGAAACTTTAACTAATAATGTATAGACCGCTACCAGAAAGTTTAACTATAAAAAAATCAAATATAGAAGGTCTTGGTTTATTTACTACTAAAAATATAGAGGCGGAATATATATTTGGTATAACACATATTAAAGATCATAACTTTAAAAATGATTATATAAGAACACCCTTAGGCGGCTTTATAAATAACTCAAATAATCCTAATTGTATTTTAATAGTTGATGATAACTATTTCAAATTAAAGACTATTGCTTTTATTAGAGACGGTGAAGAAATAACTTTAAAATATCAATATATGGGATATGAAGTATGAGATTTTTAACTCGAAAACTAGTAACACCTGCAGATTTAAACCCCCGTGGTACTTTACACGGAGGTCAGCTACTTAAATGGATAGACGAAGAGGGAGGCATACATGCCGCGGTTGATCTTGAATCTGGTCTCTTAGTCACTAAATATATATCAGAGATAAACTTTGTTCATCCCGTACTGCCAGGAGATGTAGTCGAAATAGGAATGGAAACTAAGGAGGTAGGAAAAACATCCATTACTATAGGATGCGAAGTAAAAAGTATGCAATCTGGAAGAGTAGTTCTAATTATTGATAAAATAGTATATGTCCGTGTTGATAAATATGGACAACCTAAACTACACGGTGCTACTAGTTTCGAAGACGAGTAAGCGGTTATAAAAGTTTCTTTTATGTAGTCTTAAAAGTTTATACTTCGGCAAAGCCATGACATATCTTAAGAAACAAATAGGAGATAAAGTTATGTTTTCTTTTTCAGATAAAGAATGGTGGAAATCAAAGACATTCTGGACAGCAGCTATTTCATTTTGCATTGGAGGTGCAAAAGCTGTAGGATATGATATACCACCTTACTTTCTTGAGATGTTGATGGGGTTTGGCCTTTACAGCTTACGAGACGCTGTAGGTAAAAAATAGAAGATTTTCTTCCAAGATAATCTAGGTTTTTGCTTCCTTTCTTCCTAGATTATTACTCCCGTGTGGCAAGAGGGTTCCTCCTCCCGGGGCCCTCTTAGCTACATTAAAAATGACATAACTATTATATAAATACTTACTAGATAAGATTTTAAATGGAAGAATATTAATTATAATTTAGGAGAATAAATTTATGGCTTGGAAAAGAATAGTCACAGCCAGTACGGTTACAGCAAGCGGAGTCTATAATGTTGCGGCTTTGGACTTACTGCCTGCACCTGCAACCGCTGCAGCCGACGGAAAGATATTAGTATCCGATGCTAGTGGGTATTTAGATTGGGGAAACGATAGCGATACTGTTTACACGCATCCGACTAATTACTCTGTATTTGCTATTGATAGTACTTCTCAGAGTAATTACTGTGCAAGTGCAGCAGGTCTTGTATTAGTAACCGCCGATGAAGATGAATGTAAATGCGGTTCTGGCGGTACTTGGAGTGATCCAGGATATGCGGGTGAATGTGTTGGTGTAGCCTCTGCTCATACAGAAAATGCATGTTTGGCAGCTAGCGGTACTTGGACAGCTGGAACTTGTTCTGGAGGTTCTCTTACAAGTAATGTATGGCTTACGCCCGTTACAGGCGCTCTAGCTTCCGATGAAGTTTTAAGTCATTTATATTATGCATTGACTACTGATGCAATGGGTCATGTATCTGATTCTAAATTTGCTGCCGCTAAAAGACAACTTACATTAGCAGATATCGGATATACCGGCAACCATGATGCTAATAAATATATTCACCATACTCACTATGATTCTGTTACTTTTTCTGATGAATATTCAGGCGGATCTAACCCTGTTGCTTACGGTGCTCAGTCTTCTATAACAACGTGGAGTAATGATGGTGTTACGGATAGAGTTTTATCTGGATTAGACATACAGCTTACTACCACTCCTGAAGGGCATATTGCTAAGTTTACAACTTCTTATTCCGAGAGATCCCTTACATTAGCAGATTTATCATACACAGGCGTTAATGATGCTGATAATTATGCCTCTTGGACTCTCGATACAACGGGGGCCACCGGTTCGGCTGGAGATGACAGCTTTGCAGTAATATCTTCAGATCAGACTCCGGTTGCTGGGACTAGTGTTAATGTTGTGAAGTTTGTTGGCGGTACGAATATGGAAGTCACCGTCGATAATTCGAATACTAATATAGCAAAATTGAGTTTTATTGGTACGGCCGATGCTTTGGGAGAATTAACTGATCTTGAAGCCGGCGTTGGACTAAATCTCAGATCTATAGTTTGTTCAAATAATGCCTATGATAATGAGACTGCTTGTCTAGCCGGCGGAGGAACCTGGAATTCTACTAATGGCAATGCTGGAGATATCACTAGTATCGACGAAGCTAATCCTAACGGATATATTACCCTAGCCTTAGCCGATGATTCGAACTCTACACTTCATGCAGCTTCAACAAATGCTGTGACTAGTACAGGACATACACATGAAATTACCGCTACTTCGGAAGTCACAGCTTCTACTTCTGGTGATCTTCTCAAGACGGATGCTAATGGCCATCTAACTTTACAAAGTTTAGAAGTACAAGGGAGTTTTACAACAACAGGTGCAGGTTCTGTTATTTTAAATTCCTCTAATCTTGCTATTCAAGATGAAGAAATTCAAATAAATATGTCATCATCTTCTACATATAATAATAGTGATTCTGCTATCTTATTTGGTGGTACAAGCACAGCAGGGGGTGGTAAAATTATTAATGATATCTCAGAAGAGGCGTTTGTTTTTTCTGATTTTACTGCAGCAGATATCGCATCTCCGGCAAACGGGGGATCAACAACTCAAGGAGTTTTACGTGATATTATTTGTGGAGATATTGCCGCCGCTTCTATCGTGTGCACTGCTATTACTGCCGCTTCTGCGGAATTTACAGGAACTGCCGATATTGAAGATTTATTACTTGTAGACGATGTAGCGTTTAACCCTGCTACGGCCGCGGGTGTCCAAGGACAAATGCAATGGGATGGTACAACTTTATTTTTATATGTGTAACATAATAGGAGATAAGTAAATGGCGTGGAAAAAAATATTAACTGCTACTGAGGGTTCTCCTTACGGCGCTAGTGTCGCCCAAGAACACGTTTCTCCTTTTGATTTATCTGAAGGGTATGTGACTATTCTGTATACTCAGTTCGAACAATATGTAGGTATGCAGCGTAGATTCTTTAAAACAACTACAGCAAGTGATACATATGAAAAAGTTCTTAAATACTATACAGGACGTTGTGTAAACCACACAGACGCGGGGGAAGCAGCAGCCGGTCTCGAAACATTATTGGCTTATGAGACACAAGAAATATGTGAAGCGGCAGGCCATACGTGGATGGAAACTGGATTATACTGGGCTCCTGATCTGGATAGCATTTTTGCTCATCCAGGATCTAGTGAAACCGTTGGCGGCGTAACGTATTCGGGTTATTCTACTGGTTACGGAAGTATCACCGATATTGAAACAGATGTAGGCTCATGTGGAGACGGTACTAGTGTTACACAGTATGAATGTGAGGTTGTTAATGGTAGTAGTTGGACAGTTCCTGCGAGTAATAGTGGACTTGAGCCTTTTGTTCAATATACAGGTACAGCTAATACAACCAATAATAAACATCTTGTATCCTTAACTAAAAAGCATGCATCTAATACCCTAGGCCATACAGTAGTACCTCCTACATGGAGTCACACTACCGGAAGTCTTTCTTTATATAATTTAGAACTCGGCTATCCTGGTACTGTACCAGGAGGCACTAATTGGAATGCATCCGATACTATGACCTCAGGGACTCTTGCATTAGATGCTAATAAATATGTTCACTCTGAAACATCTCAAGCAACCGGACAAGACGGAGCACTAATAAATGATATTAGTATATTAGATCCTAGGGTTGTATTTTCCGGTTTTAGTATTGGTCTGACAGCAGATTCTGAAGGGCATGTTGATACATTTACACCTCCAGCCAGCACGCAACGTGCTCAGACTATGAATCAATTAAGTGTCTGTGATACTCTCGATACAACTGCTCCTTGGACTAATGAAGTTGCCTGCCTAGCGGATGGCGGGACTTGGGAGCTTTATACAGGAGTTGATGATGCCGATAGGTACGACAGATTTGCCCTTGTGGCTGAAATGATTAACGGTAACGGATTGGGACAAAATTACATTACCTCTTCGTTAGATGCCTCTCCGTTCGGAAATAACTATGGTAATACAGTACAGCTAGCACTAGGAGATAGTAGTGATCTAATAACTCCCAGCTCACTTCTATACGGAGAACCGTTCGTCACAGCGTCGGCAGAACTTACAACAACTACAGACACTGACGATACTCTGACATATACCGTTAATGCGGACTACGGTTCTGGCGGAAGAATAAAAGATCTTCGCGCCGCACGTCCTCTGTTCTTCTCTACTCCAGCAGATATTACTGGCAACTGGTGGAACACCTTCACGGGTGCTGAGCACCTCTTTTATTACGACTTAGGCGGGTACTACGCAACACCTACTGTTCACCTGAAGGCTCCTAATGCTCCTTTATCTTCTTATACTACTAATTCACTTGCATCCGATAACCATACACATAAAATTAATGCCGAATGGAATCTTGGAACAGACAATACAGATGTTTACGATAGCAGTACTGAAGCGGAGGGTTACGGTTCTGGAACTTGGACACCTACTTTAATTAGATCAAGGAAGTCCGATCTAACAGACGGACCTAGTAATAATGCTGGAGAGCTAAAGTTATTTAATGTTGTAGTCTCTGACGAATTTTTACATGTAGGCTCTACTGCCTCTTTAGGTACTATAGTACACGAATTTTATGAGATAACAGCTGATTATAGTGCCGGTGCTACGGTGACATTTTCTACTTATTCTGCCGGCGTTGGTAGCAGTCCTATATTTTCTTCAGTAGATAGAGTAACATATGGAAGTAGTCTAACTCTAACTACGGATTATACGGTAGCCTCAAACGGTGATATTACTCTTGTGGGCGCTCATTCAGGCGGAGAGTTATCAATAGAATTTGGTTATATCACTATTGGTGAAACTCAATTTCTAACTTCTGCCGTAGATGAAGCTGGAAGATTTCCTATTAGTGTTGTTACAGATACTACTGACGACCCTTATTGTATGCACGCAGACGAGCACACAACAGACGGCGGAGGAACAGACTGGACAGCATATGAAAATGTTGTCGATTGCCTGGCTGCTGAAGGCAGGTGGAGTCGCTATGCTGTAACATCTTGGGCTAGTGTCAATTCTGGTATAGTATTTGCACACGGAGAGTCTGCTAGTAATTCCTATCAAGACTATACAGATAAGACGACTAGGGTTTGGAACAGTGCGTCGGGCGACGATATAATCATAGGAAGAATTGAATTTCAAGAGACGGCGGATTCTGGCGCTACTTGGTCGGCGACTCGGAAGATAATAGTTGAAAATATAGGAAAAGATGCAGACGGCTATCGTCCAAATATTACTTCTACTGGTACTTTTACATCTTCTGGAACTGCTCCTGATACGATCACTAGTTTAACAGCGGGGGATGTAATCATAGGAACTGTTGGCAGAACTCCTGCTAGTGGAAGTCTATCATACGAGTCTGGGATATTAAGAATATTTGCATCATAAATATTATAAAAGAAAATATAAAGGAGTTAAAATAAATGGGTTGGGAGACTATATTAACAAATCAAAATCTAAGTACTTATGCACATAGCAGTACCATAGAATTATCGACTTTAAACGTATTAGGTACTTCTAAGGGAGAACACCTTAGCGTACCTTCGGAAGAAATCAATGGCGAAACATTCACTCCATATAAGCTCTATTATTTAAATTCTAATGGTAAGTTTTTTCAAACCGATGCTACAACTGATGCAGAAGGAGCCAAATCATTAATAGGAATAGCTACAGACTCTAATAAATTATTAATAGCAGGCTATTTTGCAACGGAGCCCTTCGAGGCAGATTCGGGAGCGCCTTTATATCTTGATACTAACGCAGGAGCTATTTCACCAAGTGCTCCGACGTGGGCAGACAATGCAGTTCGCATAGTGGGATATGCACTACTAACTACGGAGGAATATACTGTAATTAGATTTTATCCAGATTCTGTATGGCTTGAATTAAGCATAAATATATAGATAGTATATGAGTTCCCACCCTTATCATGAGTATCTCAAAAAAACATCTACTCCCTGGCTATTGCCAACAGAATATTGGATAGAGGGAGTTGAAACTTCCAGTAGTGATCTAGCCGAAGATGGCATAGAGCACTATCAGCATAACCAGCCAGGAAATTTATTATTTCCTACCCCCCTTATAGTAGAGTCAGGTAGCTACAATTTGGATGTTCCACAGGGTGACGCATCTAAGTATACAAGATTAGTAGACTCTGGAGGAATTGTACATCCTGTACATTTAGGAAAATTTAGACCTTACGGTGTTGCCTCAACCTCAGGTGAATACTTTATCTCAGATTTTATTCCAGAAGGTGCTACACTAACAGGTATAGAGATAGCTGTATTTTCCAGAGCCGAAGAAATCTCAAATGGTGCAGTAGCTTCCTGCACTCTTGGTACTGCCGATATAAAACGAAATAAGCATGAAGCAAATTTATATTTCTATGAGTCTGGTCAAATCTCGCCTACTCCAGAAACTACTACTTATTTAGGGATGGTGCAGTCTGGTGTGTATACAGGTAAACCCCCTATAACACAGATAACTCCGTCCCACGGAGTTATTGAGGATGGCGGATATCATTATACTCCATCTGATTGGAGTACTCCTGATACTACAAATTGGACAGACTCTCCGTTCCAATATCCATCAAATAAAACTTCAAAACCTCAAACTGCGGATGACCTGGGAGGCTCCGGTAACCATCCTTCCATAACCGATAAGAATATTTCTAGATACTCTTATGGACCAAATTCTGAATTAGGAATAGTGAATGAAGAGGCTATGAGATCATTTGCTGGAACACAAATAGGAAACGGTCTTTCTTTTACAGAAATGGGAGGCGGTATTGAACCGACCTTTTCGTATATGGAAATGTCGGCGCAGCAGCTTTTAGATTTAGATAACAATTTATGGTTAAACATATCCATAGGAGAATCAGAAGACATAAGTAATCCTTTGCCTTGGAATATAGGTGCAGTATATGTGAAACTCCATTTTATAGAAAAAGACTGGACTATTGTTCCTATTACAATTGAAGCCACTCCTAGACGAGGTTACTATAAAGGCGGTATTCCCTATAATTTTTCCGCAGAGAAGTATCAGTGGGGTTTACAGCAGGATAGCTTAGCCAATGCTCAGGCAGGCTTGGATGCTGCTTCATTGATATATTTGTCTAATCAGTATCGCGCCATGCGCTTTCTCGGAGGACCGACGAATCCAGATAACCCGGAGTATAACTATGGTATTTGTATAAGTGAAGATCTTTCACAATTTAGATTTGATGTGAATGGCTATGTAATAACAAATCATCAGGAGTGCCTAGACCAAGTTGCTACTCCTACAACTCATCACGACTCTATCTTTTACAGACGCGATTCATCCGGCTATGGTGGGGGTATGCCAAACTATGGTAATACTGCTCCAGTCCAATGGGAGTTTGCATACGAGGAACTGGTATATCAAATGGAGCAAGGATTAGTAAAGGGATACGACGGAGAGATAGCAACAGAACTAGGAGATATTCTAGAGGGGAATCGAACCCCCTCATACTCTGACTGGGTTTCCTTCCCATGGGCCTCCATCTCCTACGACGATAGATATGATCATTTGGAAACTTATAGTCAACTTTATCCTCAGTTTCCAGAGACTACAGAACTTGAAAGTTTCCAAGAGGCGCATCTACCGGATGGTAATTATAATACTGTAGGTCTATTTTATAGTAGATATGATCACACCGATTTGTCCGTTCCTGACACGGTGGCAATAGACCCTTATTATAGTGTACCAGAGAGCGGTGAAGCCTGGTATGAGCAAGGTTACAACCTAAATCACAGATATTATCAAGGATTTATGATGCATAATAAGCTAATAATGAGCTATGATCTATCTGCTATAAAGTATTATTATCCAGTTATAGGACTGCAAATTCCTGAAACTACTTCACATGCTGATGGCCTAGTCTTCGATTGGAATAATGATCCTATATTTGAAGACTCTACTCTCACCAACGATTCAGCGACATTAGAAACCAAGAGAGGCCTGCTTCTAACTGAAGGGGCGGGAACAGGCATAACTAGTGAATGGATATGCGAAGCCTATATCGAGGGTCCTTGCAATGATCAAGGCACTCCACCGGTTCATGATACGGGGGAGGACGCGTGTGCTTCACTTGGTCTGGAATGTTCTCAGGTTCAGGAGTTCACTCCGCAAGAGGGTGGTGGAAGCATGTGGGAAGAGTTTGAAACAAACGACCCTACTATTAATTCATGTCAATGGGACTTCTCCGAAAATTTGGGGCATTCAGATGATGATATGATTGAGCTCCCGACAATAGCCCGCTGTCATACAGATCCACAGGTGGAGTTAGAATATGTAACTCCCTATCCGTATATATTTGAAAGGCCCCTCCGTTCCGAGGGCCATTGTGTTGATATGGGACCTGACCCACTCGCCCCAGGGAATGGGAATACTCAAGAGCGCCCAACATGGTCGACTATATTTTGGGAGTATAATAGTAATCAACAAGCGTGTGAAGAGGCAGGGTATTATTTTATTCGCTCTGGACACCCGCATCCGACTGAAGGAGCAGATTCTAATCTTACAAATCTAACCGGAGGTATGGGTCTTGAAGGATACAAGCAACGCTTTGTGCAAAAGTTTTTTATTCCTTATATTGCTACTAATATGTATCCTAATTCTAATAATAACGGATACGGGATAGGAGGCGATTTACTGGCTAGCTTACAATCGAAGGTAGCTAATAATAAGTATACTGTAGAAAACCTAGAATTAGAGTTTATTCATGGAGATATTATTATGGATAATGCTATGGGTATAGAAACACAACAAGGATGGTGGCGTAAATATCAAACTATTCCCAAGGACTTAATAGTATACCAAGCAGTTCCTCCTACAGTAAGAGAAACAAAAGAACTTATAGATATTCCCGATAAAGATAGTTCGGATGTTGGCGCAGTTTCTATTCATGGAATTGCAGGAGTAAGTTACACAAGTTTAGCAGAGAATGTTTATATATATGGAAATAAAATTAAGATGATGGGCAGTGAAACTCAGTTTGTCACGCCTACCCTACCGCAAACAGATACTTATTTCTGCCTGGACGTCCGGGCTAATAATATGTCCTCGGCTACTGCCGTCGCTGGCTGTGTTACTGATGCATTCTGTAATCCTATTATAGATGTGGATTGCGGGACAGAGTATGAAACTGGCGCTTCAATTAATCCAATATGTACATATGATGCCGTTTCTGGTTGTACTAATGATACTGCTTGTAATTATTATTGGGATGTATATCCAACTGCTCCATCCTGCGCAACAATAACTGATACTGGATGCTACTGGGCAACAGCACTAGCATGTTATAGTCTTACAGATAGCACGATTATTCCAATGTTCACATGTGATCCTGTTTGTGGCGACGGCTATATATCAGGGGTAGATAATTCGAATTATCCAATTCACGGATGTATGGACCCCCTTGCTTGTAACTATGAGCCTTTAGCACATGTAGCGTACACCCCGACTACGTGTTATTATGCCGGTAGCGAAAATTTAGCTGCTTATCCCGACGGAGAACATAATTTATTATATGTCGATTGTCAGAATAATTGTTTAGAAGATGCAGATGGAGATGGTATTTGTGATGAAAATGAAATTTATGGCTGTCAAGATGATACCGCATGTAACTATGATGCTGATGCAACATCTGATAATGGTACTTGTTATTATACGTATGAGAATGATGGAATCCATGATTGTTCTAATGTTTGTCTACATGATTTTAATTCTGATGGTATCTGCGATGAAGAGGATATACCCGGTTGTATGACGGCCGGTGCTACTAATTATAATCCCAACGCCAACATCGATAATTCACCATACATTATAGAAGTTGGCGATGATATTATAATTGCAGATGTGACTACTTTCACTTGGGTTGTTGATCTTTGGTTTAGAATTGAAATTGAGGGAGTCGGCACAGGTAGTGGTGGTGTAGATGAATGGAAAGCTTCTGTCATCCCTAATGGTAGTGGTAGTTCTTTGGGAGAAACTTGGCCATACAATGGGATAGATATGTCATCTGCCCCTTATCGTGTTGAGGGTGTATTAGGTGCAAGAATAGATATTAGTTGGGGAAGTAACACAGGACACACATTAGGCGATTATTGGGATGTTCAAGTATCCGAGTCTGGTGTGTATAATGTGACTATGGGTAATTCCGGGATCCCCACTAATACATATGTCGACGTTAATGCTAGTTGCTATTGGCTAGCAGCTGGCTCTAATATGCAGTGTCCCGCGCCAGCAGGACAGCCAGGTGGACCCATATTTTGTTGCACAGGGACTCTTGCATATTCTTATGTTTGTAATAACGACGACGGAATTGCATTTTGTCTTAGTATAGATGCTAATTCTGATGGTGTAGGAGGAAGTTTTTTGGAGGAATTCTGCGATGAGGCAGAAGTTAATGGATGCTATGATGAAGATGCATTAAACTATGATGCATTGGCTACATATGATTCTGCTTGTGCAGATTATTATAATTGCAATTATCCAGACGAAGCAGGAAGCTGTGTCTATAACCTAGAAAATCCTGGTGATTTATATTTCTTGGGAATTCCCCCTGATGCAGACACAAACTTTTATACTAATGAAGTTTTTTATCCACCCTCAGGAACTGTGATGGAGCCTGTTTTTGGTAGCGGGACTTGGACTCAAATAGATGCAACTACAGGGCAAATGGCCACAAATCCTCAGCAAGAAAAATGGTTCACAGTTCATGGACACCAATTGGCTTTCAACAGATGGTACGGGGGCCCAAGGATATCGAATGAAGGAACTCATTATCTACGAACACACACATATGAGAGATATGACGCTCATAACATAGATAGCGAGACTAATTATTACAATGATCCGCTTAAGCTTCAAAATATAATACAAACTCCCAATATTGATGTTAATCACTTTTCTGAATATTATACAGGAGTGAATGAGGAAAGCGGGTTTGGTATGCCTAACGCTCTTACTTTATCATTTATGTTAAGTCTAAACGGAATAGAGAATAATTGGAATATTTTTTCTCAAACCTGGAGATATGATCCAGGGTTATTTTATATAAGAATTATACCAGTATACGATGACGGTACTGCGCCTCAGCATGCGAATAATGATGGTATAGCGTCACAGGAATTATCAGAACCTGTCCCTTTACAATTTAGTGAGGAGGAGTATAATGGTTTAGGACACCGGCTAAATTTTGCAAACTATTGCACAAACACTCCGGAATTCGGTGACGCGACTATTGTCGGACTGGGCAATATAAATACAATGAAATGGGATGAAGATAGCTGCAAGTGCCAGAGCGGCACTTGGGATGGTAGCAATTGTACTGAAGGCGGAGTACAGACCGGGAATACCTGGGTTGAAAATAGTGATTTTACAACTTCAGGACGAATAGGTACAAGCTATAATACTGTAGCTCAAGCAGCTGCCGCTGGTAATTATGACCTCTTTCCGGGTTATCCCTTTGACGGGTACGGGGAATGGGAAGAAGTAAAGGTAGATATAAATTTATCTGACTTTTCCTTTTTTGATATTCCACTAAATGAGGATAGCGGTATAGCTCTTACTAATATTTTTAGAATAGAATTTAGATATATGTCAAGGCCTCCTGCTACGCGTAACGGTTTACCGACTATATGGAACGAGGCTGGTACGCCCTCTCAGGGGATTAAGTATACTATGGCAGCAATAGACTCTGTTAAGGTAACTGCTGCACTTTCTACTGGTGATAATGAACTACCTGCTGATCATATAGTTCTAGTTTCAGAGGATGGTTTTATGCCCGCAGATCTGAATATTGCGCTAGGTGAAACTGTCCAATGGGTAAATCTTGAAGGTTCACATAATGTAGATGGATCAACTGAGACTTATCCTAATAACCCTGCTTCCTTTAATAGCGGTCTTGCTTCTTCTGAACTTTGGAAATATACATATAAATTTGGTAAGTCCGGTACTTACGAGTATGAATGTACTCCGCATACGCAAAGAACAGATGATTCGCATACGGGAGGTACAATCACGATAGAGCGAGGGCCCACAAAGAAAGGTGAAAAGTTTCTAGATTATGAAGAATCATAAATATATGATATATATTTTAGCTTTCGCAGCTTTTTTAGTAGCAGGTAATGCTGCGTTTTTTAGCGTAACTGGAATCTCTCATCTATTTTCAGGAGCATTTTGGTCGGTTGTATGTATGGCGGGTTCTCTCGAAATAGGTAAGTTAGTAACTGCTTCGTTTCTATATAGATACTGGGATATAGTAAATAAGAGTCTAAAAATATATTTAGTAATAGGTTCTATTATTTTAGTAGGAATAACATCTATAGGAATATTTGGATACTTATCAAAAGCATATCAACAATCGTCATCAGAACTTATGCAACTTACTCTGAAGTTAGATCAATATGAAACAGAATTAGAATTTATTACTAGTGATAAGAAGGCAGCAGAAAATTACCTAAATGAACAAATCAACTCTTTACCTGATAACTATGTTACAGCTAAGAGAACGTTAAGAAATGAATATATTCCTATTATTAGAGCGTACTCAGATTCTACTATGGCTATTTCTAGGCAGATAGCGGCTCTAAAAGGAAATCTTGTAGATACTGGAATAGACGTAGGGCCGGCTTTATATGTAGCTAAAGCTTTTGGGACTGATGTAGATACTGTAGTTAAATGGTTAATTCTTATCTTTATATTAGTGTTTGATCCATTGGCAGTTGCTCTAGTTATAGCTACCAACGTTGCTATAGGAGAACGAGAAAAAAGTAATAGAGAAAAAGTTAAAAGCCGTAGTGTTACTGTTTCTGCTAAGCATATTATCCCTACCCAAGATCTAGTACTTGAGAATAAAGAAAAAGAGAAATCGATAGAGGAAGAAATACGTCCTCCGAGACAACAACCCTTTTAACACTTTAATCAGGAGGCACCTGTGTCTAAAAAGACCAAAGATAACTCCATCGCACCACTAGATTTAAATAAAAAATTAATCCAAAATAAAAGACAAGCCATGTCAAAACTTAAAAGAATAATGAAAGATAGTTTTCTTGAGTTTAGAAACTTAAATCAAAAGAAAATGTATAGTACTATGTCTTCTAAGGAAATTACCTTTGTGGGAGGGCCCGCGGGCGTAGGTAAAACTTATATAGTATCACACTATGCTCTTAAATCTCTAATTGAAAAAGGAACTCCTTATGATGGAATAGTTATAACAAAACCACTAGTAGAAGCTAATGGTGAAAAGATTGGATTTCTCCCCGGAGATTTATCTGAAAAAACTGATCCTTTTATGATGTCTTATTGGTATAATATTCGTAAATTTATAGGTAGTGATACCATGGATATTCTAATACATGAAAAAGTAATAGAAGTCATTCCCTTAGCTTTTATGAGGGGATTAACTTTAGATAATAAAATAGTTATTTTGGATGAGGCTCAAAATGCAACACCAGAACAGATTAAAATGTTTTTAACTAGGATAGGAGACCGAAGTAAATATATAATTTGTGGAGACGTAGAGCAAACTGATCGTAAAGACGCTAATGGTTTGGCAGATAGTCTTACAAGATTTACTAATATGAATGAAATCGGTATTTGTACTTTTAACAAAGAAGATATTGTTAGAAATAATCTAATTAGTAAAATATTAGATAGGTATCAAGATGATGTTTGACATATCTAAAGTATATAAGGAGAATTAAATATGGCAGCAATAGTTGATATTATAACAAGGGCACTAAAAGGATCACCATTAACATCCAATGAAATGGATACTAACTTTCTAAATCTGAAGGAGGGAGTTGAAGCAGCGTCTCCTCCTGGCTTTGATTTTAATAGTGATAATACAATTTTAACTATTAACAATTTAGAACCATGGGATGTTCAGTTATTTCCAAATTTAGGATCCGGTACATTACATCTAGGACATGTTCTAAGTACAACAAGAATTAGAAATCATTTATTGGTGGACAAGACGGAAAATGACGGTAAGCCCTTAATGCTATTAAAAATGAGCGGTCAAGAAGTGTATAAAATCACTAAGGAAGGTTTACCCATTTTGAGTGTTAAGGATGCTCCTCCTGCCTTTATTGCAGGTGGAATGTTTTTTGATGGTAATGTATTTTATGCAGGAGAGTCGTCATAATGGGAATTTTACACAAAGGCACTAATCTAAAAACCGAAGTAAAAGAAAATAACAAAACAAAATTAGATGCTTTAGGATTAGAAATAGAAGATCTTTCTTTTATATTAACTGCAATTCGAAATAGTATGATATCTGGTACTTCTTTGGAGCAGGCAGTTAAAACTGTATACAAACTACAAACATTATATACTAAATTTGATAAATTATCTACGATAGAGAAAAATGCAGAATAGAGGAGATGATGACTGATCTTCCAATCGGCTTATTACAACAAGAAAATAGACAAAATTTTCTAAACTATAATGAATATAGTAAGATTGCAGACATAGTTCAAGAGTTTCCAGAAAAAGGTATTATGGAAACTATTGGAGTTTATGAAGGACAACAAACTCTTAAAAATGAACTTCAAGATAGTTTAAATAGTCGTATTGATAAAAATGAATTAATAGCTATATCGGCTATACAAGTCGGTATTCCAATTCATGCCGTTTACTTTGAATATCAAAATATTACTAGATTATTAATGGAACCTTCTTTATCTGTAATAGAAGGTTCAAAACCTTCCTTATTTTTAAAACTTATAAAGTGTCCTAATTCTCCTCTACCTTATTATATTGGAATATTTAATAAAAATATTAGAATAAGTTCTTCTAATAATAAGAAAGATATAGTTTTAGAATTAGATCATAAAGATCCAATAGATCCGTTAGGGACCTTATCCGCTAATCTTCAAAAAGCTATATGGGCAGATAAAGGGTATATACCCGGAGATGCTATAGAACTTCCAATGAGTTACAGTAATGTATGTAAATTGTTTAATAAAGAGACTAGTAAATTACACGAGAGTTTTAATTGTACTATTCATAGGCAAGAATTAGAAAAAATAATTGAGGCTCTAGAAATAGTAGATATTTCGGGAGCCTACATGTCAACTGTTAATACTATTAAATTTAATTTATTAACACTATTGGCAAACAATATAACTACAGAATGGATCCCGGTTCCTCCGGTTGATTTATTTAGTAAACAAAGTTCTTTGAACTTATCATAAAAAAGTATTAATATAGAACATTAAATTAGGAGGCAAAAATGTCAATTAAAATAAATCCAAAGCAGGATAGAATAGTAATAGATATAGTAAAGGTAGATAATAAAACAGAGTCCGGTATTATAATTCCTGACTCTGCAAAAGAACGTCCATATGAAGCTACAGTTCTCGCGGTAGGTCCAGATGTTAAAAATGTATCAGAAGGCGAAGTTGTAATATTTTCTAAGTATTCCGGTACAAAAGTAAAAGTATTGGAAACTGAATATCACATTATACGTGAAGACGATATCATAGCAGGCATAGCTTAGACACCCTTCCATGCCAAAATATAAATGGTCTAAAAAGAAAATTATTACAGATATTCTTAACTTAGAGCCGAATAATCGTTATTCAACATATGTTAAGAAAACTAATGGTAGTTTATGGAAAGCAGCCCAACGTTATTTTGGCTCTTGGAAAGGAGCTGTGGAAGAAGCAACTGGCGAGAATTATGAAACTATAGTAAAATGGGGCCCCAGAGTACCGCATAATGCTAGTAGCATTACTTTGCTCTGCTCCATAAAAACATGTATATTCTCCCATCATGCTAAAGGTTTTTGTCAGCTACACTATAATCAACAAAAATATAAAGAAAGAGACATAACTATTTAAATGCTAGTAGTTAATAAATACGCAGACAATGATAGTAGTATTATTCAATATGAACGAAAACATTTAAACACTTATCTTGCGCAGCAGATAAAAAGTATTACGTCTATGCAAGATGTTCAAAGTTTTACTGTGGAGTTTAAAATGACAAGTGATTTTATTGTTCCATCAAAAATACCTATTAGTAGATTTATTAAAAATAGAGTAAAAGTAAAAACATATTCTGAATATAATTATTTAACAGTTCCTAGTGTATTATTGCAAATACAATATACTGAAGAACTACATAATGATACAATTATGTGGAAAGAGATTATGGTACTTCCAAAGAAATTAGAAAAGAAATTATTACCATTATTAGAAAAAGCGAGAGAATATGACTTATCTCAGAAGAAATAAATTACAACGAGAACGTAAAGCTGTTCATGGAGATCAGCCCACTGGCGATAGTTCGGCTACTAAAGTAGCCGAAGCAACTGCAGAGGATATACAAGATAATATAAATACTCTGGAAGAACTTTATGATGACGGAGTACGTATTAATTTATTAGAAGAAACTGAAAAGCTTATTCTAGAATTAGAACAAAAGACATCTGATGGATTAGGGATCGGCGAGAATGCTATTGCTGAAGTTATTGATCCTGAAAATAACTTTAACTTAGTTAAAGCCATGTCTACCTTAACGGGTGAACCGACTCTTGGATTAGATAAAGAGATAATAGAGATGGCAGTTGATTTATCATTAGATAGTTTTGCACATTTAAATGGCTTTGATCCAGTAGCTTCTGCTTTAGGCCTACATGGCGGAGATGGTAGATTTCCTAATGCTCCCTTACCTAGATTATTTTTAGAATGTAAAGAAATGCAAAAACTAAAAAATATACCTTCTCCAGGTGATGAGGATTACACGACTAAGCCTATAGCAGAAGTACAACGAGAAGCTACCCAAGCACAATTTTTGGATATATATACTAAGTTATGGCGTATTTTTAAATACTTTCCAGGAGTAGATATTAAGAAGTTTCTTAAAAAGGTTAGAAATAGATGGACTAAGCGGCCCGTCAATAGAGCAATTAACTGGGTCACATGTAACATGATTAATCCAGGATGGATGCTTCTTTCAGGTGAGGCTAGATCATGTCCTCCGGGCTCTGAATCAGATGATCCATTAGATAAAGATGAAACGTATCATCTTTCTTCTGAAGATCTAGACGGAACTGGTATGGATTGTATGGAAGCCTCTGCTCTAGTTTTACATTATTTAGGGACAGAGCATCATGATAATAAAAATTTAAATATGTATATAGCGGCAAAAGAACACAGAGAACTACATGAAGCTAATAAATTTGCAACACTTACAGCTGCGATTAAACACCCTGAAGAGTTTGAAAACCAAATTAATACTCTTAATGAATCAACTAAAGTGGTGCCTCGATATAAAAAAAGATATTATGATAATAAAGATAAATTTATTTCTATAGACCGAGAAACAATAGTTATGAAAGGAATTATATAATGGAATATAAGGAATTATATTCTAATGAAATTTACTTAGGAGATTATGCCATAGAATGGGTTGATCAAAAATTAGTAGTTACTTGCTCATGCGCTGATAATACTAATATTGAAGTTTTTTCTGATAGCTATAGTACTTGTGATACCTGTGGTAGACGCTACTCAATTCTTGAATTAATTAAAGTAGAAGTGCCTATAAGATATGAGGAAAACAATAATGAAGAATTTGAAATTGATAAAGCAGTCTTTGTTGAATTAGTAGAAAAACAACATAGTAAAGGACAACGATAATGGGATTTATAACAGATCAACTTAGAAAACGATTAGAAGAAAGAAAGAAAAGTAAAAAACTGGGTGCAACTTTTAATAAGACACCAAAAAAAGATATTACTTTTTTACCTGCCGATACACCAGCATCTGCTATGACAGAACATGTAAATAATAGAATACTGTTTTTAATGAATCAAGTAGGCGGAGCAGATAAATTCGGAGAGGGAGATTTTACAATACAATATATTGACCAAACAAAAGATACTGATATAATTCAAAAAAGTACCAAATCTTTAGCAAGAAAAACAGCTAAAGATTCTTCTAGTGTATTGGGCCCCGGTAATAGAATTCCTGAGTACGATTGGGAACCAGTAGAAGAAGAGATTGTATCTGAGTTAGCGCCAAATATAAATGTTAACCAATTACAGTTTTATATGATTATAATAGAATACACACATATAAAAGAGGTTGTATGAACAGACTAATTTATATTACACAGGATATTCCCGGATGTGGATCAAAGGGAAATGAGGGAGAAGATGCTCTCGTTAGGAATATATTAGACCAAGTATTACTTTTGAGTACTGTAGATAAGGATAAGCCAATCCATGTTTTAATAGAATCAAATGGAGGATGTGTAAAAACTGCTCTATCTATTTATGATATTCTAAAGATGAGTGAAGCTCCTATATATACATATGCTTTATCTGAAGTAAGTTCTGCTGGTGTTTTAATTTATTTAGCAGGATCTAAAAGATTTGCTTTTAAGCATAGTCAATTTATGACTCATCCCAGTACTATGTCATTACATAGTACTGATAAGGACTTTGATCAAATAGCGGATACCTTAAAAGAACAAAATAAAAGAACAAAAATGATATATAAGGGCAGGTTACGCCTCAGTGAAAAAAAATATAATAAGCTTCATACTTCAACTAATTATTTATGGCCCGATGAAGCAAAGAAATATAAAATAGTAACAGAAATTATAGAAAAGTTTCCTGAAGACTTACTGTTCGGTTCTCTGGACTTTACATTAGAAGTTGGGGGAGAGTGCTGATGCATAAAATAGAAACTGTAGAAGATCTACCACAACCAGTCAGAGTAATGGCAAGAAACTTTCTACAAGCAGACTTACATGAACCGGAGATCTACGAAGTAGTAGAAGACGAATACGATTCTCTTGCTTCTGGAGATGTTGTAACACAGTTACTTTATTGGAAGGCAGAAAAGAAATTTTATGCTGTAGTTGCAGGGGATGCAAATAGAAAGATTCAGTCCCAGCTTATACATCATGATCCTTTTTATGTCAATTCTTCTTTATTAGCCTTCTATGAAGTGGATGACGCAGATATAATAGTATGGAAAACAAAGTATGGATCTAAGATGTTGAATGATAATATTCTAGAAATGAAATGAAATAATATGTCAAAAGAGAAAGATTACTTAGAATTAGATAATTTACGAAATAAATTATGTAAAATAGATAAAGGAGGAGGTTTAGAGTCGTTATCTACTAAACATAAAGATGTTGCCCTCTTTTGTAGAGTCCGGAAAGCAAATGGTGATAAATGTCCTTATTTAATTGGATGGTGTAGAGCTCTAAAAGCAATGCGTCCAGAAATATATAAGGAGTTACTTAATTTAAATGTCTAATAAAACTGACATAACTAAAGAGGAAAGCTCCAATAAGGTAATAAATGAAGCGTTAGAAAAAATGGGGGATACCGGACTTGTCGCTCTTGTTAAACTTGAGCAAGTACCGGAGATAGAAAGTTTATTAAAAGCATATCCAGAAGAGATGCGGAGTAGTCTTACCGTATCAAAAGAGCAACTAAAAAGACTTATACAGCATACTAAAGCATCTACGTATGGTGTCTCAGAGACACTGCCCTTAGTATGTAAATCTGCAGAATGCCCTTTTGCAAGTGTTTGTATGTTTGAAAAAACTGGTATAGCTCCTAAAGGGGAAAGATGTCCTCCTGAGATTATATTTCTAAATGAAATGGTACCTCAGCTTATTAAAGATATGGGAGCAGATCTAGAAAATTATATGGAGGTTAGAATGGTTCAAGAGTATGCAGCAACTTTACTAGATGAACGCAGAGCTAGAATGATGATTTCTATTGAGGGTGATGTAAAAGAAGTAGCTACTAGTGTAGTTCAAGCTACTGGAACTGTTCTATATGCAGAGCAAGCTACACCTTATGTCGAAATAAAAGAAAAGGCAGTAAAAAGATTAACGCAATTGCGTAAAGAATTATTAGCAACTAAAGAACAAAGAGCTAAATATAAGTTAACGGATGATAGAGATCCGTCAACTAGAGCAGCAGAGATGAGAAAAAAATTCTCTAAAATACAACAGGCTGAAGAAAACGAAGAACAGAAACTTCAAGAAGACCTGGATAATGCTTTCAAAGAGGACAATAAATAATGGCAACACTTAAAGGTGCATCAACTATAGCAAAGTCAGCAAAAGCAGCTTTTGGAATTGGAGGTCTAGCAGCTTTCGGACTAGGAGGTGCCTTAGCACTGCATACGGCTGGTCGCGGTTTACAAGATAATACTAAACGAGCGCAAAGACAACAAAATGCATTTACTAAAGAAACCTTTAGAGAGTCTGGATGGTTAAAACGGCAAGCTACGTTATATACTGCCGGTCTTGCTACTGAAGGAGTTATGGGAGGTTTTACGGCCATGAGTACTTATAATACTCAACGTGTAAAAGATACTTTTACAAGTATTGGTCAACCGCATGTTGCTGCCGGTGCAGGTATCGGAGCCGGGCTTGGGCTACTAACCGGGATTGCCGCTGCTAGTTTTACTAAACAACCGGCTGCTGCTGCTTTTGTAACAGGAGCTGGCGCTATTGCTGGAGCATATACTGCTAGAAAAGTAGGATTACAGATTCAAGAAGGAGTTAATATTGCCCATAGAAATTCTCTGAATAAACAAAGATTTAGTAATAGAGGGCGAGGAGGTGGAGGGGGTTTTAGATCTTGGTCATCAAATTCTAGACGTATGGGTAGGCCTGGCCATTTAGGAATGGACGGCAGTGTTCCATTTGCTTTACATAAAGTCAAGGGAAGGAGTACTGTATAATGTCAGTGCATCCCGGATTCGGTCCAGCAATAAATGCAGGAAGCAGCGCACTTGCTGGAACTTTAATGGCAGGAGGTTATGCTGCTTCTGAGACAGCTACTGGATTTAGTCCACTAGATGTTATGCCCTCTCCGTGGATGGGTGCTTTATATGGCGGATTTATATTTAATCCACTCAAAGCAACTCGAACGCTATACCAAGGAGCGTGGTCGGGTGCCCCCGGTATTTCGTGGACACAAAGAGGCAACGTTCACTACTCTGCAGGTCAGATTGTACCTGGTGGAGTCGGTAAAAAGTATAAAGTACCTGCTACTCCTGCAACTGCAGCTGGTTTTAAATATAGCGGTATGCTTGGTTGGAAAACATTACTACTAGGCGTAAACGAACATACTGGTTTTTGGGCTAAGAACTTTTCGATAGGGAATGTTTTACTATCTCCTATTGAGCAATTAGCTAACTCAGTAGGAAAAACATGGTTACCGGACTCTACTGATTCACTTTTATTGCGAGCACAATCAGCTAGAAAGTTAGGATTAGCTGGAATGTTTAATACTATGGATATTGATTCTGGTAAAATACCGGATTCTGTAAAAAATAGTTGGCTCTATAAAGCTGCAGGAATTGATATAAGTAAAGCTAAAGTAGTTTCACTTAAAGAAGTAGGTGCTAAGGGTAGTGGAAAAGTAATAAAAATTACAGATGATTTAGTAAAACAAGGTATGAAGATTACTGCCGCAAGTTCTGCTGGTAGAGTTTTTTCAGTAGCAGCAGGAGCATACTCTCTGTATGGCTGGATGGAGGCTATTCGAGGAGTTTCTTCTTTTTTTGGAGGGATTGCTATTGAAGGAGTAAGCCAAACAGCACGAAGATTATATCAATGGGTTGATGAAGTTCGCCAACCTGAATTTGGTAGAGGAAGAGTTCCCGTAGCTATGATGTCAATGAGCGCGGCTACAGAAAGACGAAGAGCAGTACAAGCATCGTACTCCTCGAAAATTAATCCAACTGGTCGCCTTTATGGAAATGAAGCAGCGTATCATCACTCAAGATAAGGAACTAAATGGTAGTTATAAAGAAAAAGAATAATGAAACAATTGAATCTATGCTTAAAAGATTTAGAAAAAAAGTAGAAAATTCGGGAATAATGTTTGAGCTACAATATAGACAATATTTTGTAAAACCAAGTTTATCTAATAAAATTCGTAAGATAAAGCCATGGCGAATACGCTAATTATTAGTAAAAATCAATTACTAATTCTTAGCAGTGGGCATATAATAAAAGCTTCTTCGTTTGATAAAAAAAGAGATAAGCTTTTAACCTTTGCAAGAAATAAGTATACAGAAATAAATGTAATAAATGTACATTCTGTTAAAGAAGAACTATATAAGTATATTGGAGCACAAGGTAGAAGTATAGTGTGCGGACAAGATACAAGTTTTTTAACAAATAAAAATCAGTATATTATTCCTAAAAAGAATGATAAACTAATATGGGTGTCTCGCTATTTACCAATTTTTGGAAAGCGTAGTGCAAGTGAACAACAGTTAGAAATACTGGCAGCTTCCTTGACAAACATTAATACAAAAAGACCTAACAAGGGGAGCGTTCAAGCGATTCCCAGATATTTAGGAGCTTTGAATAAGAAGTCTCTAAAGTCTTTATTAAATAAAATGAATTTAACACATTTTAAGCACTTAACTCAAACCGGCAAAGAAATTATATTAATTATACTTAATAGGTTAGGTATACCGTGCGACGGACAAACTAAGCATGCTGCAACACAAGTTACAGGAACTATACGTCTTAAATCTAAAAATGTAAGACGCAAAAAATTAATAAAACTAGAAAGTCTTAGATATATTAATAAAAGTAAGGCTAAGGGAATAGAATTATCATTTAATACAAATATTAAAAACGTAGTTATAGGAAGTTTTATATGTCAACCAAGTTAACGGATGATGAATTATTAGAAGCCCAGATCCTGGAAGATCCCGTATACTTTTCGGAAGTTTATCTTAAATCTCCCTCTAATCCTAAGGAACCTCTTGAACTTAGAGATTATCAAAAAAGGATATTGAGAGATAGATCTCAGAAAAGAGTTTTACGTATGGGAAGAAGAACAGGTAAAACAGTAACTCTTGCTATTGAAGCTATTTGGAAAGCCTTTACTAATAATGATAGAGAAGTTCTTATCGTAGCCGGCTACGACTCTCAAGTAGGTACCTTATTTAATTTAATAAATAGAATGACCAAAGACTCTCCTGATATAAGAGAATCCATTGAACGGACTAGAATGCGCCCTTATGAAATTTGGTTTAAAAATGGATCTGTTATTATGGGATTTGTTGGAAATAACTCAGTTCGGGGTAAGTGCTTTCCGGGAAATACCAGAATTCTTATGGAAGATGGAATTACAACTAAATTAGTAAAAGATATAAAAATTGGGGATAAGGTACTATCTATCGATACCGACTTAGAGTCCCATAATAAAGTTATTGGGGAGGTTTCAGCTGTTCATAATAACGGAGTTAAAGATGTATATTCTTTAGAAACAACTAGTGAAAGAATACTTCATTGTACTGAGAATCATAAAGTTATGATTCTTTATAAAGGATGGGTACCTGCGAAAGATGTTAAGACTCATGCGGAACACGGTAGTAAAGCTGACTTTATTTCCACAGTACATCCGAACGGTAGTGCTTATTGGACAAGAGCAAAGAAATTTTCTAAAATAGGTAGTAAAGCTACTTATGATATAACTGTAGACCCTACTCACTGCATGGTCGCATTTAATGATGTGCAAAAGAGTGGAGGAGGTGTTGCTGTAGGAGAAAGTGTATTATCAGGTTACTCTGTTAAAGGTATTCATTCTGGAGGCATTCTTGTTCATAATTCAGCAAATGATGTATATATTGATGAAGTTGACTCTATTTCTAATGATACGCTAGTCGAGGCTGTTATGCCGATTACAACTACATATTTAGATACTTCAGTTACAGTATCGGGAACACCTACAGGTAAGAGAGAATATTTTTATACGGTAAGTAAGAATAAAGAAAAGATGGGATTTAAAGAACATCACTACCGGTCTATGCTTAGCCCTGAATGGTCTAAGGAAAAGGAAGAAGAAATTAAATTAATTACTTCAGCAAGTCAATTTGATCACGAATACTTAGCAGAATTTGGATCAGCAGCTGAGGGTGTATTTAAAAATAATTATATAGATAGAAATTTATATGTTTACAATTATTCAGATTTAAAAATTAATCCAAATAATTATTATATATTAGGCGTTGATTGGAACGAATCTCAGCACGGAGTACAAGCGGTAGTTTTAGAGTATTTAAATTCTACCGAAGAACTTCTTCCCTTCAATAATGGAGAATGGAAAACAGGAGATGGTGAATATATAAATCCCATAATGAAGACCAACGCACTGAGGGTTTTTTATGCAGCTGCTATTGATCCCGCTGATTATACTAATATGGGCTCTGTCGAATTTATTATTAAAATGATGAAAAAGATTCCTTTCGCAATTATGTCTTTTGATAGAGGACATGGAGAGGCTAATTATGAAATGCTACGTCTATCTCTAGAACGAGGAGAGGGCCCGATGGGGACCAAATGCACAGGTCTAAAGCACCTATTAAATAATATGATGTCGGTAGACTTAGGAGGTAGTACCGAGATAATTGATAAGGTTACGGGGACTGCAACGAAAGCTTTAACAAAAAATGTAATGGTAAAAAATACTCAATTAATGAATGAAATGGAACAATTAATTATTCCTGCTGTCAATAAAAAGAATAATATTGTAGAAAATGATGAAACAAAACTTATAGGACAAATGAGGGGATACGTAGTTGAAAGATACGGAAAGTCTGGTGAGGTTTATGCATCAACATGCAAGGGCGGATTAGATCATAGACTCGATGCATTGATGCTAGGTATCTATGGGTTCACCCTTAGTAAATCTATTTTTCATAAACGAGATTCAGATTTAGCTGTAGAAAATTCAGAAGTGGAACCGCTACTCAGAGTAGCACCTGGATGGAGATCTGAATTTTCAGAAGAGGCAGCGGGAGGTCCATCTATTAGAGAAAATTCTGATGGTTCGGTAACTTATAACCATGGTAATATACCAGGGGACTCTGAACCTAGTGAGTATAGGAAAGATAAAGACGGACAGCTTAGAAAAACGGGAACTAGTTATACTTCTAGTAAATTTAAGCATACTAAACGTTCTTTTGTAAAACCTAACAAAGGGAGAAGATTTTAATGAAGTTAGATGAACAAGCACAACAGGCAATAGACTCAACAATGGATGATATGCTTGAAGATCTGCGTGTACAAGTAAAAGCAAAAGCCGAGCAGCTTATGTCTGCAATTCCTCCAGAGTATTGTTTAGATCCACAATCTGGAATAATTCAAACACAATATAGCACGAAAGCGGAGTGTGAATCTAATACTTTCGAGTGGATAGTTAATTTAGAAAAGAAACAAAAAATAGTTAGAAATAATGAGAAACTAAAACAGGTTTGTTCAAATCCAAATTATACTACTGAATTAGCTTGTACTCAAGCAGGAGAAAGCTGGACCACAGACTTTAGTTATCAGTTTGCAAATAAATACCTAGATCAAGTACAATCATGGATATCGGGACATGCACGAAATATAGAAAGCAGTCCTACTCTTTATTTAGCGCCGCGCACTACATTAATTAAAGTACCTTATGGAACTATAAGACAAGCCGCTGCCGCTCATGAAAGTATAATAGCTGTTCCATATTCTACTTCTAATCCATTACGTTTAGATAAAAGAATTTTTAAAAAAAATAATAGTAAGGTTACTTTTTCAAAGGACGATGGTATGTACTTAGGATTTACTAAGGCTAGTCTTGCTGCCATTGCTGCCGGTACTTCTCTTCCGAAAGGTAATATTAAGACAGCTCCCTTTACCACTCCAATAAAAGGAATTACATATGATGATTCTATTGGAGAACTTACAATACTTTTATATAATAGACCCGGTAGCGGCTCCGCATTTGGGCCAGAAAAATGGTCTAATTATGTAAATATCCCCCTTGAAGACGATAGTAAAGATTCATTAGATATTGAATTAGGAAGATACTCAGATCCAACCAACCCCTCGGCCGCCGGAGTTGTAGAAAATTTTATGAATGGATGGAAGTATGAGGTAAGTCATGCTCTTTCTGGACAAATGAGAGATACATCTCAAGCGTTTCTAACAGCACTTGATGAAGAAGTATTTGATAGACAATTTATATGTTGTATCTTTTTTGAAATTCTAAATAATAGTACTGATGACATTTCCTTTACTTGGGTTAAAGGACAAAAAACCTGCTCAGATCCTCAGTATACCACTGAGGGGGCTTGTAAAGGAGCTGGAGAAACTTGGACTTTATCTGGAGTAGAGGGTGATGAAGTCAAGGGTACGCCAAAAGAAATGTATCAAAAACTTCTAGAAAATAAAGCAGAAGTAGAAGATTTTTTAGAAAAAAATAAAGAATTTTTACGAGATGCAAAATCAGTAATTGAAATTTTATTAGGATACTTTTCTGCTAATCAAGTCGGTATAACTATTCCTGGTATGGGTATAAATGTAACACGTATACTACTGAATGCAGTTTATATGGTAGCCATTATAACAGCAGAAGAAATACAATCAAAAGCTTTACAAAGGCAAATGAAATGGCTAGAAAAGCAGAAGAAAAAAACACTTGAAGCTGCTAAGGGCGACGTTGCCGCAGCTGTAATGAAATGTCTTCCTTTAGAAAGATTAATAATAGTAATTATAAATGCCTTATTTGGAAAAGAAGGGATGCTAAAGTGGGTCACGGGGCTAGTCACTCGGATGAAGAGAGCTCTTCTCTTAAAGGGAGAAGCGTTTCAAAAAGATAAAAATTTATCCGCCTCAAATAAAAGTTCAGCAAAATTTATTCCTTTACTTAAGGGAACTTTAGATATTATCAATATGTTACTACAACTTAATGTGGGTGCTTGGGATCTATGCCAATCATACGGAGATAAGTATCTTGAAGACGACGAACAAGCAGCAGGAGACGGATCTGCGGAGGGTGCCGGTATTGGAGGAGACAGCTCAATTGGAGATTATACTATAGATGGGTCAGAAGACGGAACAGATGCAAGTATACCTATACAGGCTGGATTAGCAAGTGGCTCACAAAACCTAGGTATAAACGATGGCTCAGATGGCTCAATGGATGCAAATTCTATGACCGTAAGAAGCACCATTGACATAACTAATAGTACGATCGATCCTTTAAAACTTTTAATAATGAAGGACGATAACGAAATTACTAAATTCTTTTCACAGTACTTAGAATTCTCTCCTGAAGAGGCAGCAGGCTTAGTACAACAAGCTAAGACAGGTGAGTGTTTAAAGAATATAGGGCCGGAAGATGCGGAAGCTCTTAAGGCTTTATTTAATCAAGCAGGAGTTAATTTATAATGGCAAGATTTAATCCATTTTCAATCTTTAAGAGAAAAAGTCTTGAAGAAAAAATAGAAGATATAATAGAAAAGAGAAACTCTTCTGCTATCCAGAATCAGATAGAAGAGGTAGGTCAAACTACTAAAGACGCAAAGTCTCTAAGTATAGCTAATATTTTAAAAACTTTAAAGTCAAAAGTTTTAGTTGCTTTTAAGGGTGGCATTAGGGGAGTATTTCAATCTCCTGAATGGGATTTTAAAAAAGCTCAATTAGCTTTTACTAATGAGTCTATCTTTAGAAGATCCGTGGAAAAGTATACAGAGCAGATTCGAAAACATGATTGGGAATTTATAGGAAATAATCCGAATACAGTAAAATATATTAGAAAAAGATTTGAGCAAATAGCAACAGTTAGTAATAAACCAACTTCTGATTTATTTGATGAATTGGCTTATAATATTGTGCTATATAATAATATTGTAATTTCAAAACAACGAAATAGAAAAGCATCTGGCGGAAAAGAAAGAACAACATTTGACGGATATAATAGAGTACCGGTTGCTGGCTATTCTATTATAGATCCTTCTACGGTCGAAGTGGATAGAGATGATTATGGAAATGTTAGAAAATGGAGACAAGTTAGAAAACAAAAACCCCATAACTATCTGTTAAAACAAGAGGATGATTTAACTATTGAATGGCCTACTCATAATATTATACATATTAAGGATCGTTCCGCTTCATCAGGATTATATTTCTTTTCAATGCCTATGTCTGTTCCAGTTATAGCTGATATGCAGGCCTTAAGAGAATTAGAAGAATTAGTATTATTAGAATCTATTAAAGTAGCTGTACCAAAACTTCATGCTAAAGTTGGCTCTAAGGATCAACCTGGCACGCAGGAGCAAGTTAATGACCTGGCCTCGACAATTAGAAACATAACGGGAGATGGAATATTAATTACAACTGAAAGAATTACACTTGATGATGTTGCTAAAGCAACTACTGCAAATAATATTTTAACATCTTCTATTGCATACTTTAGAGCAAGAGTTTTAGCAGGATTAGGGATGTCTGATGTTGCTATGGGGGCAGGAGATACAGCTAATAGAGCAACGGCACAAGTAATGTCTTCAGAAATTCAAAGTACATCAGCTAAATATCAAAGAATACTAAAAAGAGCAATTGAATTTTTTATTATAAAAGAACTTTTATATGAGTCGGGATATACTGAATTTACATTAGATGAAGAAAACATGGTTTACTTATCTATACCAGAGGTTGATCTATCTGAAAAAATTAAGAGAGAGGCTCATCATTTAAATCTTTATTTATCTAATGCTATTACGGAAGATGAATTACGTAAAAATTTAGGACGAGATATTTTAAATGAAATTGAGAGTGGAGGTTTATATATTAATAAAGTTCAAATTCCTTTAGCCGCTGCTACCGCAAATGATACGGCTGCACAAAATACTTCAGAAAATATCTCAAGACCTACTAATCAATATGGAACGCAATTAAGTAAACCTACAATTTCTAAAGATTATTATAGGATGCTTTGGGATACTTGTATTAAATTTGACAGTATGCAAGATGTACAAAATGAATTAATCGGATCTAACTTAGAGCCGAATGACATAACTTCAATACATTTGATGATTACAAATCATTCAAAAAATATAGAACTAAAGGATGCTACTAATCTAGTATTTTTAGCTTTAGAAGATTCGGTCGTTAATGGAAAGTAAAAAAGAAAAAGAATTAGAATTAGAATTTAGATGCCCTTACTGTAGCTCACTCTTGTGCAAATATTCAGAAACTGAGATTCCGTTTGCAATAGAAGTAAAATGTCAGAAAAGAGGATGCGGAACAGTAAATATCAGAGGTAACTGTGTTCCTTTGGATCTAAAAGAATTAAGATGTGAATATGTAGATCCAAAGAAATCAGAAAAATGGGGAGTTGATACTATTTGTAATAAATTATTAGCTAAAATCGTAATAAATACTTCTTGTGAAATTAAATGCCCTAGATGCAAACAGTTAACTTGTAATGAAGAGGACAGATAAATGAGTAAATTACTACACAATTTTTCAGATAAAAGTACTGCTCAGTTAGCAGATTTTACTGTAATAAAAGATAATATCCCATCTTCCTTGCTAGTTACTATTGACGCAACGCATGCAGGTTATAAGAATAAGAATGGATTTTGGTACGATTCCGAATCAATGCGATATGCAGTAAATAAGGAAGTATGGACTAAACCATTCCCGAAACCCCTACTTAAAAATCATAATCTGGATAGTGAACCCTTAGGCAGGGTACAAGAAGCTAGATTTATAGATACTGCAGACGGTAAAGGATTCACTCAATTAGATGTATTAATTACAGATAAGGAAGCAATAGAAAAAATTATAGATGGACGATACTTAACAGTATCCACTCACGGTGCCCCCCTAAAAGATTCTCCAGTAAACTTTAATTTTGTAGAATGTTCTATATGTGGACTAAATTTAAATATTGAAGATTTTTGTGGACATAGTCGAGGTAGAGTATATGAAGATGATGGTGGAAATGAAAAACTCTGTTATTGGAAAGTAGGAGCCTTAGACTACAAAGAAGTATCTATTGTTAATAATCCAGCAGATAATGATGGGGATATTGCAGCACAAATAACAGGAATGGCTATGATAGATGGAGAAACTCCGGAAGTCGGGGATAGAGCTAATCCCGAGTCAACTATGCTAGTCTTTCTAGATAGTGAAGTTACTTATGCTGATACTTCTTTTTTAGAAGCGGCAGATACAGATGCTTTAGTA